GTCCATACGGGCTCTCGCCTCGTAATTCAACACAGAGGTATGACGATTAGCAACAACAGTTGTTTTGCTAATAGTCTGTCCAGGCTGGTTGAAGACGTAGTCGTTCCTAGTAAAGTTCGACTTCGAAGTGAACTCGGTAATGAGCTTGCCTTCAGTATGGCAAGTGATCATACCCCAGTTGATTAGTCCCGGGTCATGGTTAATATTGTCGATTAATTCGACATAGTTACCAAAACCTGTGAAATAGTCAACTAGCCACGTCCACGGAACAAGATTATAAAGATCCGTAACACGTGGGACAGCTCCCATCCTGTCAAGAAAAGACTTGACACGGAAGGACGGTATATTAATCGGCGGAAAATCAAAAGTTGCGTTTATAACTAATCGCAACTCAGACTTTCTTTCGATTCGGGAAGAGGTAAACGGATAACCGTACTCTAACCCTGATATATCGTATTCGAAGCCCGAGACACCCGATTCGGCCGACTCGACGAGTCGCTTCGACCGAAAAGTTGTTGGCTTGCCATCTCTAGAGAGTAAGAAGTTATACTTCTTAGCCATCTTGTTGGGCAAGACCACCAAGTCCGTGACGTCTCTATAAAGTTGTTTCCATCCAAAGTGAAAAGAAAGATATTCACCTGGGATATTCTTGGCAACACCCTTAAGATCAAAGATTGACTCTCTGAGCTTAGGTTGAGTGCCAAGTGAAACAAATAACTTTCGGAGACTCTTCGCAGTTTCTTGCAATTGTAAGATTCCACGAGGAAGATCCTTGAGTTCCACTATGTTTCTGAAGAGAGTGTGATCCCGATTCATTGGGCTCCACCCCTTCATTAATCCGATAGCATGCTTTTGGCATAAAGCCTTGGCATAAACTATTTCGGACGTACGTAGTGCGTTATAGATTGAAACGGGCAGTACACTACCGGTGGGGGTCTGCTCATCCCTATAACGATCGAAACCGCCTGATACATTATTTGTAGTTCCTCCTTTGGAAGTACAGATACTGTCAGCGGGTCCGGTCTGGGGATATGTAGTAGAACCCTCGTCACCATTCATGATTCGCCTTGGAGGAGAATTAATGTAACCCTTGAAGAACTCGAGGGTACCTTGCTTCGAACCTAAAAGACGAGTACGTGAAGTGGTGTCTTTGAGATAGTCAGCCAAAGCATCTTGGGAACGTAAGCCCCCAATTTGTGGTTGCTGACTTAACGTCTGATAGCGCAGCGACGGAGACCAGCAAGCAGAGACACCCCCGTAATTGGGGTCTTGTGCCCAAGTTTGTCGATCTCTTGTCAGTGTGTGCTTCCTTAAAAGAAGCACCGAGGCGGTTTGCCTCCACTTTGTTCTATTAGACGGCGTAATTGCAACAGGTGCAACCTTGAAAGGTGCCGTTGGGTCAATCGCGAAAGCGAAAGACTTAATAACACTAGCAGGGATGTACTTGTACAAAAACGACTCAAAACCAGTAGCATTTTTAACGACGGTATCATACCGGTACTCATATAATTTATGAGGATCATAACCTTCTGGAAGGCCTCGCGTGTCATAACGCAAGTCCCCCGTAAGATTAGGTATCGGCATGATGTCGCTCTCCTACTGATGTGAAAAGGCCCTTCTTCCGGAAAAACCCGGAATGAAGGTGGTGCCACGGCACCAGCTACCCGCAGTGATGCGGG